ATCCCGGAGCAACCGAGTAGCCGTCGTCCTGGAAGTCAACGTCATTGGCGAACCGTGGGTTTTCCATGGCTATGCCGACAGACGTAATCCGCTCTTCATCCACTGTGCCTAGATGCGCACGCCATCCCGCTTGTTTGTAGCACTGGGCATCTTCGTACAGTGAGACCGTTACCGAGGTGTCGTAAGAACCAACACCGTCCGGAGGGTCCTGTGTAGATAGAGCTGAGTTGGCATCGACTACATACCTAGCAGAAGAACCACCACTGCGCTGCACCGTAACGTCGTTCTCCACGTCCTTGTCATCGAACGTCGGTTGCAACTGAGAAGACAGGTCGCCTGCCTCGTAGTCGAGTTCTAGTGTCACGTCTTGGTTGTAGAGATCGCGTCGGACTATGTAACCGAGTCCGAACGAATCGCGCGGCTCGTACATAATCCCTAGGTCGGTAGCCTCGCACTCCCTGAGTAGGTCAAGAGTGGACTTCGCCAACTGCGGACCCATTGCAGAGCTATTCGAAGCGTTGTTGACGGTGTGCGAGATGCCTTCCTCTGTGCAGATTCGTGCGAAGCGCGTACCGGCAGCCTCGCCCGCGTATGCACCGATCGAGTTGAACTCGTAGGTACCGCCGGGAGCGTAGCCGTCCCACACGGTGATATTGCCGATGTAGACCGATGCGGTTGTTCCGAAGGTGAGTTGGTCTTGATTGAAGACGAAGGTACGGACAGCGTGGTCTGTCGAACCGCTAGCCGTCCAACTGCTCGTCCCCACCAATACCGGCGAGGTGTCATTTTCGCCCTGGTACCAAAGCCCGAAGTTGATAGAGCCGCCGCTGTGCTTGACGCCCACATAAATCATCACACCGTTGGTGCCCACCAAAGGCACAGTGCCTGTCACTGCACCTGCACTACCAACAAGCGGGGTAGCGTTGATGGAGAGTTGGCCATTGGACAGAACGCCCAAGCCAACCGCCCCGGAACCCTTAACGCCGGAGTTGTTGTACGTAAACGGCATTCGCAGAAGATTGCTATCCGAGGCAATGCCACTCTCTGGTATCGCCAGCAGGAAAGCCAGGGTGACGCCGTTGGTAAGGTCTACGCCCTGCAATGTTGGACTCGTCCAGGTGGACGAAGCTATCTGCGGTAGGGCATTAGAGCAGGCGAGCTTGCTGTAACTGGCGTAGTCGGGCGTTCCGTTCACCTTTATGGCTGCCCCGCCGAGCAAGCCAGACGCAATACTGGTCGCGCCTGATTGCTCGTCGCACGGCCAGTAGGCGAGAGGAGACTGCGTTGCAATCTCACGCATCAGCGCAGGGTCCTGCGGTGCGTTCGTAGCACCCATGCGCCGCGTGATGCCCGACGCCTCTATCTTGACGTACTGGTCGGAGTTCGTGTCATCGGCGCCGGGCGTCCAAGCCGAGATCTCACCCCAGAAGCGGTACGTGGCCTCGGACTTGGTAATGCGGCACTGAGTGTTCCTGCCTATCTTTCCGTAGTACGGCCCTTCGGCATTGCGCAGCGAGAAGCGGCTATTCGCAGTCTCCTCGCGATTGTCAAGCGTGAAGTGCGCCATGGCAGTTGTAAGCGTGTCGCCCGAAGACTGCCGACCGGTCGAGATGTTGATGCCGTCTTCGTACCGAACGAATTCCGTGATGTCAGTCCAGGTGTCGTCTATCAGCATCTCGACGCGGACACCCTTGTCCTTGCCGACAAAGACCGAGGTGAAGCTGCCCATGGTGGAACCGATCGAACCGGTCACAAGACGCTCACCGACGAACGAAGACGTGAAGCCGCCCATCCGCCCGGCGAGGGGGCCGCCAGTCAGCTCTGTGCCGCTCATGGAGGACGTGAAGCCACCCATGGAGGCCCCGAGTGTGCCACCGCCCACCGAGCCAGCCAGTGAGCCTGTGAAGCCGCCCATGGTGCTGCCCATGGTTCCGGTCGGGGTCACCTTGCTGCCGATGGCGATGGACCACATGACCGAGAAGGTCAGCGTGCCGGTCGGGTCAGCCGTCGCGGCCGGGATCGTCCCGCCACCCGCAACGCTGGCCTGCTGGTAGGTGCCAGACTGGCCAACTCGTACGCCCGAGCTGTTGTTCGTAACGATGTCGTGAGTCTCGGTGCCGGTGTCCCACGTAACCGTGGCGTCGGCCTGCTCGCGCCAGGCGAACACGTCGTATCGGATGGCCGGGCCGACTGGGGTCAGCGCATCGCCAGCCGCAGGGTCGGTCGTGTGCGTGACCTTGGACAGCCAGGAGTCAACGCCAGTGCTGTTGGAGAAGGACGAGATGGAGCCCGTCTTGCCGCCAGAGGAACCAAAGTTCCAGGTGTAGCTGGAGCCCTCGGAGGCCGCCTTCTTCTGGTACAGGTACGTACTCAGGCCGGAGCCGTCGAGCGTCGGACCCTCAAGCAAGGTCCAGCCCGAAGGCGCGGTAGTAGTGGATGAGTTGGTCGAGATGACCGCCACCATGTAGTCGTCGTCTACGGTGCCCGCCGGCTTGTTGATCGTCAGAGACGTGACGTTCGTTCCAGCCGGACTGGTTGCCGTCGCCGTCGAGCGGTACACAGCCACCTGCTCGGTAGCGGCCAGGGAGGACGTGAAGCCGCCCATCGTGGAGGCCGCCGTGCCCGAAGCAACGGAGTTGAGTCCCCACGTCCAGTTGACGTACGAGGTGGGCGCGCTGCTCAGCGTGATGGTGGCAGAGGTCGGATTGTTGCTTCCGTTGGTGAACTCGGCGTTGAGCGTGTAGGCCGAGCTGCCGCGCTCATGGGTGGATGGTGAGCCGTCCGTCCGGGCTATTTCCCACTGCTCCGTAGAAGCCTGCGAGGCCGATGCGCTGGACGTGTCACCGGAGCCACCAGCGTCGTGCCATGAACACGCGAAGGTGGCCAGGCCGGTGCCTGTGATCGACGTAAGAGGACTGACGGTCTGCGGGTTGGCCGTGGTACCGGAGTTCTTCCGAGGGTTGGACGTGGAAGTGGAGTTGAACGTGCCGTCCGTGCCTCGGTACGTGATGATGCCGACGACCATGGAACCTGCGCCCGAGGACGACCAGGTGTAGGACGACGGCTCGGAGCCACCGGCGGTCTTGGTGTAGAGGCCCGACCAGAGCGAGACGCTGCCCCCGCCGTTCTGGCTATCCACCAGGGTCCACCCGGACGGCGGGGTGTATGTGAGTGAGCCGGTGTAGGGGGCGGTGAAGACGGCGACCATGAAGTCACCGCTTGCCGTGCCCGTGGGCTTCGAGACGGAGACGGAGGTAACGTCGGTGTTGTTCGGGTTACCAGCCGATGCTGAGCCAACAACGCTTACGGTCATTTTGAGTTACCTCCATCCTTAACTGCCCAGTGCTGCATTTACGTTGCCGCCGTTGTATCGCCGGATCGCATCGCGGAGGAGTTCCAGAAGCACCCGGTCTATCGGCCTGTTGGACGAGTTGATCGTCAGATCCACCTTCGCAGTGCCACCGCCCTGCATCGCACGGTTAGTTGCACCGTTGTTCATGACCGAGCTACCCGAAGGCAGACGGACAAGCTCCGGGCCGTTCTCGCCGACCATCGCCAGGCCGCCTCCGGTAATACCACCGGTTGCGAGGTGAGGCAGGTTGGGCGTGTTGATAGTGAAACCCGGAATGATCGTGTGCCCAAGTACCTTCACTGCGGGCATCGTTAGCTTGAAGTTGTTCCAGATGTCGATCAGTCCGTTGATGGCCGACTTGAACGTGTTCTTGATGCCATCCCACATTCCCTTAGTGGCCTTGGTGATCTTTCCGGGGAGTCCACTAAAGAACGTGACTACCTTGCCGCCAGCGCTTGGGATATCCCGAGTGAAGAAGTGAACGATAGGGTCTAGCACGTTCCGCTTCACCGCGTTGTAGGCGGTCTGCATGGCACCCTTAACGGAGTTCCATGCGTCACGAATCGCATGCCAGACGGTAGTTGCAGCGCCCGGTATCGTCTTCGTGAAGAAGTTGGTCAATGGCGTAAGGACGTTCTTGTGTATCCAGTCCCAGGCTGCCTTCATCGCAGCTCGGATGGAATTCCAGTGCGTGGCGATCAGTAGAGCCGCTATCCCAACTGCCACAACCAGCAGGACGATGGGGTTCGCATCGAGCAGGAGCATGGCAGCGTTCACGAGCTTGACGGCCAGGGCCACGCCGAGCAGCAGTGGCGCTAGCACCTGGAGTACCGGCATGGGTATCTCGTCAAGGAACGTGGCCAGCGCGTCGAGCACCTTGAACGATAGTCCGGCCATAGGACCGGCGGCCGTGATGAATCGCCCTATGAAATCGCCCAGCTTTTGCAAGGTGTCAGCCATGGTAGGGCCGTTGTCCCGCACGTCATCCATGAAATCCTGGAAGTTCTGGGACATGACCATGTTCTCGATATGGTCCTTCAAGTCGCCGATGTAGCCAACGATCTTCTTAAGACTCGATACCGACCACGAGTTGAACTTATCTATGATCTTGTCGAAGTCGCCGTGTTCCAGCTTGGTCCGGAAGTGCGAGACCAGATCGCCAACTACCTTGGAGGCGCCCTTCACTAGCGGCGTCAGCTTCGGAAGCAGGTCGATCAGAATGTAGATGCCGTTCGTGAAAATCGGCATGACATCAGGTGCGAGCGAGTTGCCCCACGCCTTGAACGCAGCGCCTAGCTTGAGCAATGCGTCGTACGTAGCACGCGTCGCCGGATTCATAGCAGCAAGCGCCTTGTTGTACTTGTCCTGCGCTGTCTCGGCCCCGCCGGCTGATGCGGCAGCGCTGTCCATAGCGGACTGAACTCCACGCTGTGCGGACTCGATTGAAGAGGCCGCATCCTCGTGAGCGCGCTGCACGTTGCGAGCTGCGTCGGCCACACGTTCCTGCGCATCGGCCATCCGTTCGGACGCCCGTACCTGAGCCTCCGCCACATCTGCAACGGCCTTCTTCACCGCGTTCTGAGCGTCCACGACACCCTGAGCGGCCTGCTTCTGCGCTTCCTGGGCGTCAGCGAGACGGGACTCGGCATCCTGGACCTTCTTAGAACCCTCCACGCCAGCCGCCGCCTGCTGGGCCGCCGACGCCTTGAGCTTGTCCTGCGCTTCGGTCCGCTCCTTGAGGCTCTGCTTAGCCTGGTCGAGAGTGAGCTGTGCCTGTGCCCGCTGTACGTCATCCGCTCGCGGGTCGCGAAGGGTGGCCTGCAAGTCCTTCTCGGCCCGCTGCACGGCCAGGGTGGCGTCACGCTGGGCCAGCGAAGCATCGGTGAGCTGGTCGGTGAGCGAGGCCAGATCGTCGGCCGCTTCCTTGCGGGCGTCGTTGAGGGCCTTCTGTGCGTCCGTGGCGGCCTTGTTGGCGTCCACCAGCCGTGCCTCAGCCTCCGTGACGCCGCGTGTGGCAGCGACCACCTGGGCCTTGGCGTCGGCGATGTCCTGGGCGTTCTCCCGGGCCGTCCTGCCCAGCTCTCGTTCAGCGTCGGCCAGTGCTTCGTCAGCGTCGAAGATCGACCGGTTGGCGCTGCGAACCGCGTCGGCAAGGGACTGCTTCGCAGCCGCCAGGGCGTACGTCGAGCCGGTAGCGGTCTTGCTGGCCCCCGTCGTCTCGTTCAAGGCAGCCTTGTGCAGAGACAGGGCGTTCTTGATGGCGCTCAGGCCGGGAAGAGCAGCCAGAGCAATGGAGCCGAGAGCAGCACCGGCACCGGCCGCCGCCGCGCCTATAGAAAGGATCGCGGCAGCCGCCTGCGCAGCCATGGGGGCAATCGCGGCGAGGCCCTCGACGCTGACGCGAGTACGCAGGCCGGGAATGCGGATGCGCCCGAGAGATGCGATCTCGGAACGCGCCCGCCTTACGCCGTCAGTATCCACGTTCACGTCAACGTTGATGTCGTCCGAGGCTTCGGTGCGCAGCTCTGCTATCTGCTCTTCTGCGCGACCAACGCCGTCCGCATCCGCGTTCACGTCCAGGTGGATATCGTCGGACGCCTGCGCCTGGAGAGCGGCTATCGAAGCACGGACACCGGCAAGGCCGCGTGCTGTGTCATTGTCAACGGTTACTGAGATCCGCACTGCGTTAGCCATCGCTTACCCCTCTCCTTGCGTCTCGGGTGGAGCGCCTATGTTTTCTATGACCATGAGCCGGAGGAACGTGGCGTCCTCCTTGAGCAGTTGAGAAGGCAGGCAATGAAACTGCCTGCACAGCCCGAGGATTAGCTGAGCGTCTTCCAGCTCACGCGGCTTCGTTACTTCGTTTCCATCGGAATCGAAAGCTCCTGGGCAGTCGCGCCAGAGTCGGAGCCTTCGGCCAAAGGGGCTGACACACCAGCAACAGAGGTAAGCCACTTGCTAACCAGCGTCATCACAAACTCGATCTCCAGCGACTCGATGCCGTCGAGATCGGCGGGCACCGGCCCGTCTTCGTCTTCCATATTCCAGGAGATAAGAGCGTCGGCGAACGCAGAAAGCATCGGGCGCAGATCTGCCGTCTTGTCGCCGTTGGCAGCATCGGCAAGCTCCGCAATCTTGAGGTACTTGCCGATGCTGAGGCCCTTCATGACCAGCTCAAGACCGTCGTACTCCTTGTCGCCGTTGAAGCTGAGTTCGAAGGTCTTGGTCTTCTTCTTGTAGCCCATCGTCTTGCCTTTCAGGTATTAGCCCCAGGAAGGAGCGGTGCCATCGGCAAGAACACCCGGAACAGACCAGGTGAGTTCGCCGGAGTTGGAGCGAGTGACGTTGTAGTCGGTGAGCAGGCACTCAGCGGAAAGCGTCTGCGAAGAGACGGCCAGGGAGACCGTGCGAACCACGTCGGTGGACGGAATCGTCTTGAGCACCGGGTGTGAAGTCGCGGTGTTGAAAACACCGTTCAGCGTGATGGAGAAGTCGGCCAGGAGAAGAATCCTCTCGATGGCGGACTTGTCCACGCCGGTCACGTCCTGGACCGCGCGAGGCGTAGCAAACTGAAAGTTCGTTACGTCGTTCTTGATGTCGGTAAGAGTCGGGACGGAGCTGTCTACGCTCAGGGTCGTCCATCCCAGACCGGACTGCTTAGCCATTTCCATCAACCCCTTTCAAGGATTGTCTTGATCTTGTCCTGGTGCTCCGCGAAGTCGTCGCGCCAGTCATCTGCATTCGCGTGGATTCGCCTGTTCCCACGCGGATTACCTCGCCAGTCGCCACCGCGCACAGCGAAGATCTCGGGGCGATCGAGTCGCTTTGTGTGCTTCGAACTGCCGAAGCAGGTCTGGCCGGGCTCGAACTCAAAGACCGTCAGGCCAGGCACCCGGTATTCACGAAACGCCTTGCCGCTCTGAGTCCTGATGTAGCGAGCCTGGGCCTGGCCGAGTTCGGTCGTCTCGTCAATGGAGGACTTCCAACCGCCCAGGTAGTGCGGGCAGTCCACCTCTTCGCACGTGGCCGGGCGGAAGTGAGTAGACTTCGGCGCTGTGATTGAGAAGGTCTGGTACTCATCAACTCGCATGTTCGGCTGGATACGCATCTCAGTTCCTTACTACGACTACGGCGAACGAGGCCGAGGTGAAGTCACCCGTAGTGGATATGCGGAGGTACTGGCCCACCGAGCCGGCGACCTCTATGCGCTCAAATCCGCGGTCGCCATCGGCAACAGCCGTGAATGCGCCCAGGGATGTGTAAGTCGAGTCGTCGTCGGAGTCCTCGATAGTCACCGTGAGGGTGTCATCCTGTACGTCGAACACCTGGATATACGCCTGCAATCCATCGGTGCTACCGGCGCCATAGTCGAGCCCCGAACTGTCGGTCGCCTCAGTGTCGGTCTGGATTCCTGCCGTGAGCTGGTCGCCCCACTCAAGGCCGTGGCTATTCGCCTGCGTGCTCACCGTGAAAGTGAACGCACCGTCATCCCCGCGCGTGCCGTCGTAGTTGATCTGCTTGGCGACCATTACCGCAGCCTCATTGCCCTGCGAAGTGCCACGGCAATACATCACGTGGGCGTCTTCGGTAGGCAGCGAGGAAAGCACGGGGTGCGCCTGGTCGTCACTCGGATTGAAGTAAGCGTTGAAGCCGATAGCGCCATCCTTGGTGCTGTAAATGCGCTCTATCGCCGACTTGTTGATACCGGTGACTTCCAGCGTTCCACGCGGGCCGCTAATCGCAGACAGCGAACCGATGTCGCCTGAAAGGTCATAGCCATCGACGTACAGATTGTCGCCCAGGCCGCTAGTTTTACTCATTGCTCAGTCCTCCTATGCTTCCTGAGACCACACGTCAGATACGACGATTGGTAGCGTGATTACATAAACGCGGTACTTCTTGCCGTCTTGATCCACGTAGCCCGCACGGGCACTGAGGCCATCTGGCGAATACGCCCCGAGTAGATCGACGTTCATCACGTTTCCGTCGAAGGTGAAGTCACCTGCGTACGCTTCGAACACCAGCGACAGTGCGTTGCCGAGAATGGCGTCTATCGCATCTTCCGGGTCTTGCAACATGTTCGTCATAAGTCGCACGTTGAACGTGACGAGTGCTGATGTGCTATTCAGGCCGGACACTTCGGCTATCGGCCGGATACCGTCAACCCAAGCGAAGAACCCCAGTCCATTACCCGGCGCGTTCTTAGGCTCGTGCGAGTTCACGTAGTCGAAGACGCCCAGAGACATAGCGTGCGAGACGATGTGATCGGTGATGTCGTCAATATGAAGTGCCATCACATCTCCCTCAGGTAGCGCTCTTGATCTCGCTCTGCGATCTCGATCGCCTTGCCTTGCAGTTCCTCGGCAGTGCGGCGGAAGTTCGCATATCCCTTGAAGCGCGTTGTCTCGTTACGGGAGCCCGTA